AAAGTTTTGATTTTGATAGCGTGGAAATCAAGCCGAGCGAATTGCTTTTGAGCAGCAAGCCGATGCATTTTGAGTTCCATCAAAAAGCCACAGATGGACAAATAAAACAAGCCAACTGATGGAAGGACTTCCATTTGATTATGATGTTGATGCGTTAATCTTAGCCATATTAGAGGGCTATATCAGCACCGATAATCTTCCAAGAGGATTGTATTTAAAAATTGCCGAGCATCTGAATAAAGGTGTTGATAAAGGGCTTGGCGATATTGTGCGAAGCAATTACGCACCGGACAAACTTTTGCAAGCAGAGATGCGAAACAACATTTATATGTTCAGCGGAGCAAAAACCTATCAACAAGTGCGTGACATGTCGCAAATATTGGCAGGAGGTGCGGACATTGCAACATTTAAACAGGTTCGAGAAGCAGCCACGAAAGTATTTAAGACATACAATGTAACATATCTGCAAACGGAGTATGATACAGCCATAGGCATGGCACAGAACGCAAGGAAATGGAATGATTTCGAGCGTGACAAAGCCAACTTTGATTTGCTGGAATATGATGCTGTGATGGATTCCAACACATCGGACATCTGCCGACCACTTGATGGCATTCGATTACCTGTTGACCATCCATTTTGGAATACACATTCACCTTTGAATCACTTCAACTGCCGATGTTTTTTGAGAAAGGTTATTGACAAGATGCCAACGAATGAGAAGAAGGTGCAAGCTGTGAGCGAAAAAGTAACACCGAAGATGCAGGATGTATTTAAGATGAATCCCGGCAAGGACAGGATTGTTTTTTCAGACAAGCATCCATACTTTGATGTTGCGCCGAAGGACAGGGAGCGACAAAAAGACAATTTTGGATTACCGAAACCACCAAAACCATAGCCCATGAAAAACCCTGACAAAATTCGCAGCGTTGAAAATTACAGCACGAAATCATTAAGCGAAATATGCAGAGCGTTGGGAATAAAATATAATTCAAAAGAATATAACTGCCTCAAGGTTGCATATTTTCGGATGACAAAAAACGGCGAGATAAAACGACCCGAAAAAAGCCGAAACAAAACGAAAAAGGTAATTGAAAAAAAGCCCGAACCAACTATTGAGCAGCGTATCAGTTTCGACCTGCAAAAAGCCGAAGAAAATGCAAGGGTAAGGGAGTACAAGGATAAGTATAACTACACCTTGAAGATGTGGCAGGAAGCCGAAAAAAGATTTGATGCGTTGGTTTCGGTAAAACAAGCGGTTGACACATATACCATTGAGCCATTAACAAGCACAGGCAAGGAAGAAGCATGCCCTATCATCATGCTATCTGATTGGCATTTCGAGGAACGCATTGACAGCGAAACAATCAACGGGCTAAACGACTACAATCTTGAAATTGCATCCACAAGATGGAATAGATGCATTCAGAACTCGATGAAGTTAGTCCACAAAGAAAGATTCAGCAGCGAGATAAAACAGGCGATATTATGGCTTGGAGGCGATTTCATTACCGGATATATCCATGAAGAACTTGAAGAAAGCAATTATCTTTCACCAACGCAAGCGGTGAGATTTGCAAAAGAGCGAATCATCACAGCTATAAAATTCTACCTGCAACATGGCAGGTTTGAAAAAATCACCATCGTTTGCAATTACGGAAATCACGGAAGGACAACAAAAAAGCCGAGGGTATCAACAGCCTATAAAAATTCCTATGAATGGATGATGTACAAGGATATTGAGGATTACTTTGCAAATGAGAAAAAACTATCGTTTGTCGTTCCTAATGGGCTTTATGCTTATGTAACAATTTTTGATAAAGTAATTCGTTTTTGGCATGGCGATAGCATCAAATACGGAGGTGGCATCGGAGGTTTGACCGTTCCTTTGATAAAAGCCATCCACAAGATGAACGACAGCATCCATGCAGATTACAACATCATGGGGCATTATCATCAATTATTTGAGGCAACAAAAGATTGTTTCATCAATGGTTCGGGAATTGGATATTCAGCGTATGCCCAGCGTATAGGTGCATCGTTTGAAAAACCTATGCAAGGATTCAAAATGGTGGATAAAAAATATGGATTCACGACCAAGCTCCCTATCTTCTGCGAATGATGATTCTTATCTTTGCAATATGCCAGCCCAAAAAAAGAAGCCAATCGTTCGCAAGCCACGAATAAAACCCATTGCACAGCAGGAGATGCGTGAATGGATAAATACATTACAAGTATTAATGGAAAGCGAGATGATTGATTCAGAGAAAACATTGCCCGGTGGTGAACCTGTGATGAAATCTTTTTGGACGGAGGAAGAAATTTACAGCATCAAGGGAAGAATCTTTTACATTCTCGACTTCATACCAACGAAATAAATCAATAACTTTGCCGTTTGATAGAAACATGAAACAAAAATTACTTTCAGAAAAATTCACTGCCATGCTTAATGCAAGAGGCGAGGATGAACTAAATGCAGAGGCGATGTATCGCCAGCTTGCAAACATTGCACAGGAGCGAGGATTGTTCGGTTTTCAATTGTTCTGCATAAAGCAAGCAGAAGAAGAAAGAGAACATTATCAGGAAATCGTAAACCTGCTGAATGATTATGGCGTTTGCTTTGAATACAAGGTGCGACCATTGAAAATCAGCGAGGAAATGGGATTAGGTGAATTGCTTCTTCTTGCATTTCAAACAGAGAGCGACCTGTACATGAATTACCAATCCCTTGCCGATAACTGCATCAACACAGATGCAAAAGAATACGGAGTTTTCAACTTTGCCATTCACAAGGTTGATGAGCAGAGAAAATCAGTAGGTGAGTGGGGTGACATCATTGCCCGGTACGAGTTGAACGGAGATATTTACGGATTTGATAATTATCTGAAACATCTGTAAGAAATGGCAAAGCGTGATGGTTTTAATTTTGATTTGTTGATGGAAAAAATGAAGTCCAGCAAGCCAAAATTATTAACCACACTCGAAGTGCAAGCGACTGACCATTTTGTAGGCTCATGGAAGAAAAAAGGATGGGTTGACAGGGGCTTAAAACAATGGAAAGAAGTACAGCGCAGGCAGCCCGGCACGAAAGCATACAAGGCAGCGAAGAAAGCAGCACGGACACGGGCAATACTTGTGCAATCGGGAAGACTTCGCAGGTCTTTTTACACACGAATAAAGAGAATGGACATTGTGCAGATTGCAAACAGCGCACCTTATGCACAGGTACATAATGAAGGGGCGAGAGGCACAGCGTATGTAAAGCCACATGCACGATATGTGAAAAGCGGTGAGTATGCAGGAACAGGGATATTCAGTACCAAGACAAGGCGAGAGAAAAGAGTGCAGTTAGAAGCAAAACAGAATGTAAAAGGTTACAGCAGAAAGGTGAACATTCCGCAGCGACAATTCATGGGGCATTCACATCAGCTGGAGCAGCAGCAGATAAGAGCAATTCAAAGATGGATAGATGAAGCAATTCGTAATTGACATAATTGAGAGGGTAAAAACAGCGACAGGCGTTCAGTTTGTTGCGTTATTCAACCAGCAGTATCAGAGAATACTAAGCGGACAGGATGATGGCGAGGATGGTTTTTTATTTTTAACACCTGCTGTATTTATCGAATTTGATTTTTCCGATGTTCGGCAATTAGGCGCAGGTTATCAGATGTACGAGGTAAGAACGAAGCTGCATATCGTGGATTTGCAAGCCGATGCAGCCGATGGAACACTTGACCAAAACTTGCAGATATATGACATCAAGAATGATGTTTTTTTAAAGGTGCAGAAATTCAAGCCGACAAAGGGAAGCGAGATGATAAGGGTTAGTGAAGTGCCTGACTATTCTCATAACAATCTCTATATATGGCAGCAGGAATATGTGAATACATTAGTTGCCAACGAGGGCAAAGATGTGATAGGAGGACAAACGAAAGCAGCACCGCAAACATTCGATATAACGAACGATATAATTTAAAACAATGGCAAGAACAGTCAACGAAATAAAAGCGCAGATGATTGCAGAAAAACAAGCACAATCATCATTAAATGCACTCACATCTACATCGCAGACAGCGTTCTGGAATCTATACATCTACCTTGTGGCGGTTGCAATCAATATCTTTGAGCAGATAATGGATTTGTTCAAAGTGGATATTGAAGCTATTGCAGCAAAAAGCTATCCCGGCTCACGACAATGGATTCAAGCAAAGGTTTTTGAATTTCAATACAGCGCAACAAATCCGCAGTATGTTGAGATGCAGAGTGATTTTTCACTTGCATATCCCGTTATTGACACATCATTGCGAATAGTAACAAGATGCAGCGTGAATAGGTTATTAAATAAAACGGTTCTGATAAAGGTTGCAAAGAGCGACCCACCGACAACATTATCAGGTAGTGAATTGACAGCATTGCAAGCGTATGTTAACGATATTGGATTTGTTGGTATTGATTACACATTGCTTAGTGAATTACCTGACAGGATGGGTTTATCAGGAGAGATTTTTTACAACGGGCAATATGCCGCAAACATTCAGGCGAGCGTTATTAATGCCTTGAATAATTACCTTGCAAGCATTCCATTTGATGGAGTAGTGAATGTGCAAGCGGTTGAAGATGTTATCCTATCCGTTGAAGGAGTGAATGATATTGTGCTTGCAGGATTAACGGTACGCAGACAAAGCGTATCGTATGCCAACAGAACATATATTTTTGACTTGCCATCGGGATTGAATTTGAGGCAGTACGAAACCTATGCAGGGTATATCATCCAAGAGGACACGATAGGCGGCACATTTGCAGATTTATTGATATTGACACCGCAGTAAAAAACATGGCGATTACTGACATTAATTTTTTTACATTTTGGGCAAACAATTTGCCTGTGCGAAGAAGAACAGCACGAAGAATTGCACGAGGTTTTGTTTATATGCGACCCCTGCAATGGCTGCGAGATATGTTCTTCAATCAATATGTCGACCGAAATCAGGCAGGGTTTTATTGGGGTTCTATTTATCCGTACTTCTCCGGTGATATTGTTGCATATCGAGGGGATTACAAGATTTATCAGGTAAAGGAAAATATGACCCCACCTATTGGCACATTGCCGACAGATACGACATATTGGTACAAGGTTGCAGACTTTCCTATCGGAATTTTTTACAGGCAGCGAGCGACAGCGGAGAAGTTAAAACTTGAATGGTTGCTAAATAAATGGTTTAGCGCAGTATATGCAAACCCACCTTCAACGAGTGAGATATACATAGTCACATTATCACCTGACAATGAGTATTTTTTGGCAGGATATAATGAGCAGCAGAGCAGCCTTGCTGTATTTGCAAATGGCACAGCGGCAAACTTTGTCGGTGCATCCAATCCAAGCTATGATGCTGCAAACTTTGAGATTCACATACCCATTGCCAAGTTTAATGCCATTGCATCAACGAATTTACAGCGTGAGAAAATCCTCCGCAGGGTTGTTGATGAAAGGATAGTTGCAGGTACACAATACACGATAATCACATACTAAAAAAACAAATATGTCAAACATTCTCATAACATCAGACATCACCGCAGGAGCAGCCATGCCCATAAAAAAAGGCACATTAAATTTTATTTTTAATGAATTAGCCGACATACGAAGGATATTAATTCAATCAGGTGCAGGTAATAGTAGCACAGCATACATTCTGTATGGATTAGTACCAACTATCAACGGCACATCATACGCATTCACAGAAGGATATGTATATTACAATTCAATCATATATTATGTGCCAGCGGCAACAATAACCGTATCAGGCTCAAACATTCCTGTTTTCAAGTACAACACGACATCATACACAACGAATGCAGACCCTGTTCTTTTTTCAGATGGAAACACATACAATGTGCATGAAATTAGGAATGCAACAATTTCAGCAGATGTAACAGGTAGTGGTTTTTTTGATTGGGCAAATGTGAAGTATTTCAACACCGCATGGAAAGACGAAAGCACAGCAAGATTCCTGAATGCGTATTGGAGAATTTACAATGGAAATTTGCAGTTTAAAGGATTGATTCAGGCAGATTCGAGCATCTTTACAACAGGTTCATGGTTTAACCTGCCAACATATGCAAGACCAGCGCAAAATGCAATCAGAGAGGCAAGACTTGTTGACATTGGAAGCAGCACATTGACAAATGAAAGTATCACTGTATTAAAGATAAATACGACAGGGCTTGTCGAGGTTGTTGCACATTATGGCACAGGAGCAGCAGGTACAGGAGCAAGGTTTGACTTGACAAGTCTTAACAACATTCCATTGTTGTAATCACCTGCCTTTATCCCGATAAAAAGCAGCACCAACCTTTATCATCTCTCCTTCTCGTTCAGGTGTTATTGCCTGACTTTTGATGTAGTGCTTTACGCAAATGTCAAGGAACTCCGTATCCTTTAATTCATTTTGTAAAGCATATCCTTTTGCAAGATTTCGCCACATGAATGAGCGAGGATACCAATTCATTTTATTAGCCGAATCCATATCTGTTTGATTTGTTTGTTTGCGAATTTAACGCAAATTAGAACAAGACAAAAGACATGATAATAAGTATTGAATTTTGCAATAATGGAAATCATGTCACCACGACCTATCGATTATGTTGTAAACACGGATGCAGAATACCCTGTGATGATGCTCGATAAGCACATCGGTTATGATGCAAACGATGGACAAGGAATAGATGCAGCAATGTTTGTTTCATCTTTGTACGCATTATGTGATAGAGGTGCAAAAACCATTACCGTTCGCATTAATTCGCCGGGAGGAAACATCACACAAGGCATGCAGATATACAATGCAATCCTTGAAGTGCCATGCAAGGTTGACACGGTGAACATCGGTATGGCTGCATCTATTGCAGCATGTATCTTCCAAGCAGGTCGCAAGCGTTCTGCTTATGATTATTCATTGACGATGATACATGAGGCATACGACAGCGAAGGAAAAAGCCACATGGGCGTGATTGACAAATTCAACACCGCAGTATGCACTATGCTTGCACGAAAAGCGAATAAAACGCAAACTGAAATCAGGCAGATGATGAAAAAAGAAACATGGATGACAGCTGCTGAATGCAAGCAGATGGGCTTTTGTGATGAAATCATCGAGAGTAATTCAGTAAATATGCCTCCTAAAAAATCCGTTGAGCAGGGCGTTATGAATGTTTGGAAGCATTACGCAAATCTTTACAAATCTGAAAACAAAATAAACAAATCAAACATGAACACAATTCTGAACAGGTTGAACCTGCCCGAAACAGCAAGCGAGGCAGAAATCACAGCCAAATTAGACAGCATCGAGAATGGTTACAAGACTACCATCGGTGAATTGCAAAACAAATTCAATGCTGCAAGCGAAGAACTTAGCACATTGAAAAATCAAATTGCTGAAAAAGAAAATGCAGAAAAAGTTGCTGCTGCTGCTGCTCTTGAAGTGGAAGCAAAAGCATTCGTATCTGAATTGGTAAACAAGGGCAAGATTGCCAACGATGAGGAAGTGATTTCCATTGCAGTTGAGCAGTACAAAGCAAATCCCGAAGCCACAAAAAAAGTTTTAGGTGCAAATGCAGTGAACAAAAGCGGTTCTCCTGCACCAAGCACACAAGGCGGCAGCAATAATGTTCCAAAAGCCGGAACTTTCATTGTTCGTGAACTTGCCGAAATCGCAAACAAAACAAATCGCAAATAACAAACACAACAAATCCGTAAACAATGGGCTTACAAATCACAGACACCACCTACGCAGGAGAAGCAGCATCTTACATGCTCACTCGTATGGTGACAGGCGCAGATACCATTCAGAAAGGTGCTGCAATGGTGCAGGATGGCATCAAGAAAAAATTCACCATCCCCAAGGTTGAAGTAGCTGACCTTATTCAGCCTCGTCAAGAAACTCCCACCAGCAAAGGTTCAATGACTGTAAACGCTTCGGCACTTACTCCCGAAGATTGCATGCTGTATATTGAATTTAACCCGAGGGATTTTGAACAACATTGGTATGCTTTTCAGTTGGAAAACCGACTGCTTGATGAAACACTTCCGCAGACTGCTGAATCGTTCATCATGATGCAGACAATGGCTCGTTTGAACGAGTGGTTTGAAATGGCTTGGTGGCAGTCACGCAAGCAATTCAATCCTGATGGTGACAATGTTACTCCATCGACAAAAGGAGTGAATGAAACAGGCTCACCATTCTTTGATTCGCTTAGCGTACCTACAATGTTTTATTGGGATGGCTTCATCAAGAAAGCCCTTGACAATTCTGCTATTCCTGTGACTTCTCCCGTTGCATTGACATCAGGAAATATCCGTGAAAAGATGACCGAAGCTCTTGCCAAATTGCCGAAAGCATTGCTCTTTAAGTTTGGCGCACAAGGTACTTCCATCATCATGTCTTATCAGGACAAAGCAAAATATGATGAGGCACTTCGTACCGACAGTTACAAGAACATTCGTTCTGATGAGGCTGGATATACTCAATATCGTGGTTATGACATCAAGGTACTTGCAGGACTTCCTGAAAATACTTTCTTTGTTACAACTGCCCGTCCTGACAATCGTTCAAACACTTGGATTGGTATCAACTCTGTTGATGACAATACCCTTGACCTGAAAAAATTGCAGAACAATTCTGAATTGTATTTCATCAAAGGACTTTTCAAGGCTGATGTGAACTTCGGATTTTATGACCAAGTAGTTATTTACACAACACAAACCGCTTAAAAAAACGAAAAATGAAAAATATCCTTTCACTTATTATTTTGCT